AGGAACAAGAAGATGAAAATACGTCTGTCCCACTCAGCGCTTGAAGAATACTTAACTTGCGAGAGGAAGTTTGAACTCAACAGACTCCTCGAATCCCATCAGGGAAGAAAAACCAATGAGCATTTTGCTTTTGGACACGCTTATGAAGCGGGATGCACTACCTACATTCTTACGGGTTCCCAAGACAGAGCTGTATGGGATGCTTACTTGGCCTATCACGGGATGGAAGATGACATAATCTGCATTCCAGAAACTGCCAGGAAGAATGAAATGGTGGCAATTAACTTAGTCCTTGCGTCGATGTATAATCTCGACACGATGATGGAAGAATGGGAAGTCGCTACCTTTCAGGGTAAGCCAGCTGTACAGCTTTCATTCCGGATCGATATTGATGATCTATTCTATTACGTAGGATATGTCGACCTAGTAATGAGAAACAGGTATAGCGGAAAGTACATGGTCAAGGATTTCAAAACAACGGGAATGAACCTCTTGACTCTTGACCCTCTGTATGCAAACAGCCCTCAGCTCATTGGCTATAGTATTGTCATTGATTCCGTTGTCGGAAAGGAAAATAGTGATTATGACGTAGGTTATTTCGTCGGTCAGCTCGGATCTGGTAATGGTTTCCAGCCTAAAATCCATGACTTGCTCTTCACCAAGAGCCTGAAAGATAGGCTTAATTTTTTCATCACCCTCGGAATGGATGTGGAACGAATGCGGCGCCAGCTCGACATGGGAATCTTTCCACAACGGCTGGCTGGGTGCCTACATTACAACAAGCCGTGTTTTCACTTTGGAGGGTGTGGACTTCATTCTCTCGACAGGAGGAAAGTTCAGGAAGAAGACACGAATGAGTATCAGTTCACGTTCAAGCTGGAAGATTTGATTAAGGATCATTTGGAAAGGATTATGGAATGAGCAAGCCCCGCGGGAAATATCAAAAAGTAGTAGAGTATCTTCATGGCATTGGTATGAAAGTGCAATATCGTTTTCGCAACGGAGATAAAGTATGGAATCCAGCTGCTAGGCCCTCTTTCCTCTGGGATTTTGTAGATTATCGTATCAAACCGAGCGAGCTAAAACATGAAGTTAAATTCGCAAAAACAATTCTGAGGGCACGGAAATGGAAATAAAAATAGAAGAAGCAGTGAGTCAGAAACAGTATAGAAAGAGCGTAGAAAAAGCTTTCAGAAAGGGGGCGGACATTGAGTTCATTAGTATAAAGCCTGGCGGATATCCACGGGAATGGAGATGGAATCCGGATCCCCAATTTAACTGGAAGTCTTGTAATTACAGGGTAAAAGCACAGACAGTAATGGACAATACCAAGACAGCACAAGAAACCATTGACAAAGCCATTGATATAGTAGAAACTATACTCTCGGAAAGGGAAGAGACGCACGGCAATTTCCGAGATCATGCAAGATGTACGCAAAGATTAAAAACGGTCCTGCGTGATGAACTGGAAATCGTAGGAAAGACCCTTACGATGGAACAACAGGAAGCTCTGGATATGATCTTTCATAAAATTGGAAGAATGGTTGCAGGTGACGCCGATTTTATTGATCATTGGGATGACTTGGCAGGATATTCCTCACTAGTAGCTAGAGTCCTTAGAGGAAAACTGTGAATGGACATGCTAGCTCTTAAAAAAGCACGAGAGAAGGAGAGCGGTAGTCACGCAATCCTGATCTACGGTGATAGTGGTTCAGGAAAGACTCGCTTCGCAGCTACAGCAGCTATGATTCCAGAAATCAGGAAAATCATCTGGCTCGATCTGGAAAACGGCAAAGATACAATTCTCTCAATGGGACTTCCTGACTCCGCGTTGCAGAAAATCCAACTCTTTAGCATGCTGGACACAAGGAAAGATCCGTTCGTAATGAACGCAATCCTTAGAATGTTCAGCAGCGCACAGGATGTACCGATTTGCGAAGCTCACGGAAAGATGAATTGTGTGAAGTGCATGCAAGAAAAAGCGGTATTCCAGCAGTTCAACCTGACAAAGCTGACACACAATGACCTCGTAATCTTGGATAGTGGAAGTCAGTTGACAGATTGCGGGGTAAATGCACTTCTCAAAGGACAGCCAGAGGATGCGATTTTGCAAATCCAAGAATGGGGAACAGTGAATAATTGGCTGAAATCCATTCTTCAGGTTGTCCAAGTAGGAAGACACACCAACTTCGTTGTATTAACCCATGTCCTCTACGACGAGGAATATACAGGAACAGGGCCTAACAAACAGTTGGTCCGCACAAAGCAGTACCCAATGATCGGAACTAAAACGTTTTCCACTATGGTAGGGAAATATTTTGGGACCATCGTCCAACTTGAAATTTCAGGTAGCAAACATAAAGGAGGCTCATCGACTACATACAGACCAAACGTACAAACGAAGTCCAGGCTTAATATCGAGATCGAAAAGAGTGCAACACTCGATATGAAAGCCCTTCTTATTCACGGTGGAATCATAAAGGCACCCAAGAATGAACCAACCAACTAAGCAAGAGGGACCGCAGAAAAAATCAAAGTACCCTCATCAGCAACCCTTCAATGTTACACCCCGTCCCAGTAAGAAAACCAAAACCCAATCAACTAAGAAAGTGAGCAAATAAAATGGCCAAGACCCAAGCAACCCTTCTCGATCTCGAATCCATGATGGATGATTCCCTTGATCACATTCAAGAGGCTCCTGATTTCATTCAACCTCCCGCCGGTGACTACGACCTTGTCACGAAAGGTGGAAAGATCACCAAGTTTGAGAATGACGACGGTACTGAATCTCAAAGCATTCAAGTTACTATCGCAGTCGTGGAAACGCGAGAACTGGTTTCCAGTGATGAACCTCCTGTTCCCAATGGTAGTCTTTTCACTATCCGTTTCCAGGGAACCCTAGACGGTCTGGGAATGCTCAAACGGGAAGTTAAGAAGATCGCAGGAGTTGAGGATCTCAACGGAGTTACTATTGGAACCATTTTTGAAATGCTGGAAAGTGAGTTGGAATTCTGCGGCAGAATTTCCTATTCCTCCTACAAAGGTAGGGATGGAGAGAAACGTGCCAGTCTGAAACTGCGCGTCGTTCCGCAAGTTGAAGCAGTGGAATAATTAAGTAGAAACAAGGGAGAATCTCATCAGGGGTTCTCCCATTTTCACTTTTCAGTTAATAGGAGATAACAAGATGAACGCAAAACGCTGCAAACGAATTCGCCGTGCCCTTTCGGGTTTGCCTGTTGCGGAATTTAAGATGGAGTACGCATCACGGCATATCAAACGTAAGACGATTTCCTCAAATCTTAACACAAAAGTAGAGGATGACTTCATGGCAACTCTATTTCCCCTCACCTTCAAATACCCCGAGAATTCCTATCAACGTGTTTATCGGGATGTCAAGAGGGTTTCCTGAATGATGTACGGATACTATAGTGTGCAAGCTAGAAAGTTAGGGGTTCATATCTATTTAACTCCTGAAGGAGAAAAGATAGAAGTCACGGCCATAGGTAAAAGTGAAAATCCTAAAGACGATGGATATCTATGGGAAGATGCTGTTATGGTTGGCCAGGTGGATGAAACCAAGCATCTATACGCTCGACTACCCGCAGCTTTCCTGGCAGAATGGGAAGGAGGTAACTTTAGATAATGAAAATCCTAATAAACTACATGGCTCATGAGGCCGCATATCTTCCAGTTCTGCAATACTATGTGCGGAATTGTGGATATGCGGCCGAAGTAACGACATCCACACTCTCTATCTCCGAGCTGGTAACGAAGGCGAAAAGCAGGGGATGTCAGGGGATCTTCCTCTGTAACGAGTCCACACTGAAAGGTCTGGTTCCAGCGAAGAACGCCACCCTAGATTTGTATCGTGGATCCCGTCTTGATTACTCGATTCCTGTCATCGTAGGGAATTCCCTCGCACAAGTTCATACCGTAGACCATGGAAAGTTTATCCTGCAGACAGACCTTGAGAAGTTCAAACGTCTTGGCTGCAAAGAGACAAAGAACTTTACATTCGACGTATTAGATTCTACGGATAAGTTCAAAGATGCTTTGGAGGAAATCAGGAACGCCGTCGTTGTAGCCTATGACATCGAGACTGTGACTATCTCAAAAGAGGGAAAGGTACAAGCAGGTGATACTGATGAAGAATCTGATGCAGTGGAAGGCGGAGAAACAATCATTACCTGTGCTTCGTATTCGTGTTTCACATCGCAGGGACAGATCAAAACATTCGTACTGCCGTTCTATAACTTCATGCAAAGACACTGGCACAATGATTCCGAGTTTGGTCTGGCCATTCAGTTTTTGCGTGAGGCTAATGCAACGGATACTCCGAAGGTAATGCATAATGGAATGTATGACTGCATCCATAGTATCGTATATCATGCTTGGCCAAGAAACTTTTGCCTCGATACGTTAGCTATGATGCATGCACAATACAGTTCCCTTCCCAAATCCCTCGACTTTGTAGCTTCTGTTACACTTCCGGACTTCTATCAGTGGAAGCCACAGTCCAAGGAAGCGTCGGAAAGCAAAGACATTAATAAGTATTGGGAGTACAATGCAAAGGATACATTCAACACCCTGCGGGTTTGTTTGCACTATCTTAAACATCTCCCCGCTTATGCTCGACGCAATTATGCGTCCCAATTCAAACTGGTCTATCCTTCACTATACTGTGGATTCGAGGGGTTCCTCATTGACAATGATAAAAGAGAAAAGCTGCGTTCAGAGCGAGTAAAAGTCCTTGAGCAAATGCTATCTGAGTTGCAGATCATGGTTGATGATGTTGGGGATATCCATGCAAAGAAACCTACAGGATTTAACCCAGGAAGCTATCGCCAGGTACAGTTCTATATTTATGATGTACTCGGGGCGAAGGATCCACGCATCGGATTCAAGAAGGATGCCAACAAAAGAAAGACAAGAATAGAAAGGGGAACAGATGAGAAAAACCTTTCTGCCGTAGGAGAGCAGCATCCTATTCTGCATGCCATCACAAGTCGGATTCTGAAATATAAGGAAGCACAAAAAGCCATTGGGACTTATTTCGACTTTGTACAGAGAAACGGACGGCTGCTTTATAACATCAACCCATTCGGAACTGATACAGGTAGAATGAGCGCCCAGAAATCCTCTTTCTGGTGTGGGACGCAGGCACAGAACATTCCGCATTATGCTAAGGAAATGTTAGTTGCTGATCCCGGCTTTATTCTTTGTGAGCCTGATAATTCCCAAAGCGAAGCCAGATGTACAGCTTACCTGGCACAGGATGAGAAGCTGATTAAGGCATTAGAAACGCCGGGCCGGGACTTCTACAAAACCCTTGGGACCCTGTTCTTTGAGATTCCATATGAGAAAGTAACGACGGAATTTAGGAACCTCGTCCTCAAGAAGATTGTGCATGGTACTAACTACATGATGGGCGCAGAAACGTTCATCCAAAATGCAGGAGTAGATAATCTCATGTACGCAGCCTCAACCCTTGGAATTAAGATAGGACCATTGCCAGGACAGATCACTCTAAAAGGTTTTGCCACGATGCTCCTTAATAAATACCATATGCCCTTCGCTCGTATTAGACCGTGGTATGCAGAAGTAAAAAATGAAATCTCTAGTACACACATGCTGAAAAGTCCTCTTGGACATACCAGGTATTTCTTCGGTGACATCCAGAAGAAGCACCAGATTTTCGCTAGTGCAGTAGCACACGGGCCACAGAATTTATCTGTGTCGATTCTTAACATTGGATGGTGGAAACAGTGGCAACTGCAAAAACGGGAACCGGGGGATTTCCGTATGAAAGCACAGATCCATGACAGTGCGCCATTCCAATATAGGAAAGGAAGGGAAGATATCAGGAAGGAAGCCATTGAATGTTTTAACAATCCAGTCGTAATCCATGGTCGGACTCTCAGGATTCCAGTGGATTACAAATCAGGCGTCAATTGGGGTAACATGAAAAAAGGAGGTTCGTAATATGAATGTAAAAACTACGCCACGCGTTCCGCTTGAAGATAGAATGCCGGCCATTAGAGAAAAGCTTAGGGAAATACGAGAGAGCCTAGACAGTATCACATGGGAAGAAAGAAATGACTACCACACATTTTTACATAGTCTCAATATGACTATCATGTATTCCTATGGAGAGAGAGGAAGGTAATATGGACACGCATAAGGAATTCAAGTCTTACAACGTATATCTGGTGAAGGATAAAGAGTTATTTCAAGTCGTACTTGACAAGGTTCAAGCAGCGAAACCGGGAGAATTAATACCATTAACTAGAGAGGAGTACCACGCATGGGAACAGGCTATCCAGATAAAGAAAACTATCTACCCTATTGAAGCAGAGGCCATTACAAAATGCCCAAGATGTAAGTCAGACTTAGATGTAGTCAATTTCCCATTTGAGGGGGATCTTCTTTGTACAAAATGTACCAGGAACTGGGATGTTTAAACCAGAAGAGGAGGTTAACTAATGAAATCATATCTCATTAGCGTTATGGGTTGTGATGATACTACAACCTTCTATATGCAGCTAACTGATAGAGAGGCTAAACTAGTAAAACTTCTGGCTGAAAAGTGTACAGAGGCTAGTACGTATGGCTGCATGCCTACAATGATGATCACGGAGCAAGAGGAAATTAACTAATGGTATCCGCAGAGTTATATCACTATATACGTGATTTTATCCGATCTTCGGATAGTTTGCTGTTTAATATTCGACAGAAAAAGCAGGAGGGTACTACAAAGCTACCGGAAAAACTATTGGCTGTAGAAAAATCTATACTAGCATGTCGTCGTGAGTTATGCGAGCTAGTGTTGAATAGTAAAAACCAAGAGGAGCAGAAAGATTGATACCGAAGATTTCTTCACGAGATATTTCAAATACATCGGGGAGAGTGAAGCTCCCCCTATCTACCATAGATGGACGGCCCTCTCAATCATTGGGGCTTTATTGGGACGCAGAGTATGGCTTCCATTTGGGACGTCGGAAATATATCCGAATCAGTATATCATGCTTATGGGAAGCGCCGGAGCGAGGAAAGGAACCGCTATTAATCCCGGGAGAAAACTCCTCCGTCTCGCAGGTTATGATACCTTCGCTGCGGATGCGGTGTCGAAAGAAATGTTTCTCGCAGATATGGGCAGGAAGGACTCGGAGCCGTTAGACTTAGATGTAGATACACTCTGCGATGATAATCCCACAGAAACATACGTCATCGCAGAGGAATTCAATGACTTCATCGGGCAGGGAGACTTGCCATTTGTTACTAGACTCACTAAGCTATGGGATAATCTTGATGAGTACAGACACCCAAAACTGCACGGCAAATCAGTTTACATATACAAACCCACCGTAAATATTCTAAGCGCAAACACCCAGCAAAACTTTTCTATGGCAATTCCACCAGAAGCTATTGGTAATGGATTCTGCTCACGCTTCCTTTTCATACACTCAGAGCCAACAGGAATACAAATTACATTCCCCGCGCCCCCGGATTTAGCAGATAGAGATTGGTTAGTTGAAAGGCTAAAAAGAATAAAAGCCTGTTGCAGCGGGCCGATGACTATAGCACAAGATGCAAGAAAAACCTTTGATCGTATCTACAAGGAGTTTAAGCCAATTGATGACCACAGGTTCCAGCACTATAGCACAAGAAGATTTACACACCTTCTCAAGCTTTGTATTATTATTGCGGCGGCGGATACAAGAAGGATTATCACGATCGCTGACGCAATTAACGCAAACACAGTATTACACTATGCTGAAAGAAGAATGCCAAAGGCACTCGGAGAATTCGGAAAAGCTAGGAACTCCTCAACAGCTGCAGCTATTCTAGATGTCCTCAACAGGGCTTCGGAACCAAAGACGGTAAATGAGATATGGAAATTCGTATCTAAGGATCTTAATAAATATGCAGAGCTTCAAGATATCATTGTAGGACTCACCAAGGCGGAGAAAATCCAACTAGTGAAAATCGGTAGGAAGCAGGGGTATCTTCCCCTACACACGGAGCGCACCGAATGGGATACTGCGCTTCTTAATTTAGATTACTTAACAGAAGGAGAACAGGAATGAGCCAATTTTTTAAGAATCCAATTACGCAGGACATAAGTTTCCGAGTTGATGCAGAAGGAATTCATATTCAGTGTGTCATTATGGTTGAGGACGAGAAGAAATACCCATTCGAGAAAATGGCTCAGCTAGCCGAGTATATCAAAACAGACATTGAGGATGATATCACCCTGTTAGATGGTAATGAGGAAGAACCCGATGACACTCTCTAAATATATTTCTGGCCTTATGCAGAACATTGCATACCCGCCAGAAGTTAAGAAAGACATATACACAGGGCAGGTCGTTCTAACCTTTAAGGACGAAGAATCCATGATCGACTTCTTTAAGGAGGTTTACAAGAAAGGAGTCCGTCAGGGAGAGCAGCTAGGAAAACTGCAAGAAAGGAGTAAGAAAAAGTGAGCGACGACTTCGATTCCAAGCGACCAGACCATCCAGATTTCATGACGCATGGAGAACTTAAGAAAATTGAGTTTTCAGGTGTACGTCATAACAGCATCAGTAACGAGGTGGAAATATGGGCGGTTGGAGAAATCAGGGAGACGATCCCAAGAACGGCACTTATCTTAGATGCGCAGCTAGCAATTGCACAAGCTATCGAGCGAGTGTTTGGTATTCATTATGTTATAGTAGGAGAATCGAAAAATGCTCTTAAGTTACACTGAGATTTGCGAATTAATCGAACAGGGAGTTATTGAGGGAGCGACGTATGAGAGTGTGAATTCCTCCTCTCTTGATATTCATCTTGGGTCCAAATTGCTGCAAGAGAATACTTTTGCCAATACGAAGATCATTTCACTTAGGGATAGAACCCCCCTTCAGATGCATGAAGCCACATTCCCGTGTATTATAGGTCCTGGAGAATTCATTCTAACGCAAAGCAGGGAAATCTTTCACCTTCCTAATACCGTTAGTGCAGAATACAAGCTCAAAAGCAGCATGGCCAGAATCGGGCTAGACCATCTTAACGCTGGCTGGTGTGATGCGGGGTGGAATGGATCTGTTCTTACTCTTGAATTGAAAAACATGACGCGGAGTCATAGTATCCTGTTGCAGGAGGGAGATGCTATCGGACAGATTGTTTTCTTTAAGCATACTCCAGTTCCAGAGGGTAAGTCTTATGCAGCCCGGGGAAGGTATAACAATGACAAGACTGTTATGGGAGCTAAAGAGAAGTGATGCATCCAGCTCTGACGTTAGCATACCAAGTTCGTAACGTAGCTAACCCACCAGTCTATCAAGCAACAGAATTGGAAAAGCAGGAAGCCCAGAAATGGCTGGAGTTGCGACGGTTAGGGATGACAGAATTGTCGCTGCGCGTCCTAATGCTAATGGAACCAGGAGAAGGGTATACTTGCCAAGATGTACAAGATGCTCTTTCCATTAGCAGGAGTTCTGGAAATACAACATTCCGACTTTTCTTCAATAAATTAGGCTATACAAAGATGAACTATGCTTCCGGTCCATTAGGACGTATGGTTCCCGTTCATTGGCTCACACCGGCAGGACTTTCAGCGAAGGAGTATTTCAGTGACTTATGTAATGATTGATGTAGAAACTTGTGGGCTGCTCCCCTCATCTAGAATTCTCACTATCGGAGCGACGGTATTTTCACTTGATGGAGGACTCTCAGATCCATTCTACGCAAAGCTCAAAGCTCCGGATCAGGGAACCTTTACAACAGATCAGAGTACGATGGAATGGTGGAGTCGGCAGAATCCCAACGTAAGGGCAGAAGCTTTCGAAGGAGTTGTATCCTATAGAACAGGACTTTTAGTCCTTGCGGATTATCTTGATGGACTTCGCCTCATGGAGAATAAAGCACTTGCATTATTTGCAAATCACTCCAACTTCGACTTTCCCATGTTGGAACATTCCTTCAGGCAGTATGAAATTCCAATTCCTTGGAGATACACCGAAGTCTATTGCTACGCCACCCTTCGGAATCTGCTGAAGAATAAAATTCCAATAGAACGGGGAGTCAAAAACTCTCACATCAGTCTTGAGGATGCGCAGAATCAAGCCAGGCACTGCATTAAATTGTTGCGGTATCTTTTCTAAAAAGGAGCCTGACATGGAACTGAAGAAATTTGAATATCAAAAGGCAGAGTATGTTAAGGCATTCAAGATTCTGGAGTTCTTATTTATAAGCCGTTCCACATCTCCGAACTACTTCCTGCTCGATTCTGGAATGCCAAACATGCCATTTGCAGTACCTGCTCCTTATGGTATAGTTGATCCAACTGATGCGGTAGGGAAGTATTTCATTATGTACGACGATGGAAATCACGATATAGTGGATAAAACCGCTTTCGAACTTGAGTTTATGCCAAGAAGCTAAGACGACAAAAAGCCCCCCTTTCCATTGCGGATTGAGGGGCTTTTCTTTTGCCTTGCTGTTTAGTGCATACTATCAATCAATGCCATAGTAGGACTATTCGGCGCCAGGTAATTCCTAACAGTAGAATCAGAAGGAAGCACAGTCTGGGCCAAGGCCGTATTAACTGCACTATTCCATCCGCTAGGACTTCCTGTTCTCATGTATTGCTCAGCCAACTCAGAAACAATTGTTGGATTGAGTGTCCCACTACGAAGGTGAGTACGAAGTTGTTGAGTGATCTCCTGCCTTCTATCCCTATCGATACTCCCATAAACAGTATTAAGATGAACTGCATCCCTGGCACGAACTTCTGAAATAGGTCTGGCAGCAAAGCCTCTTGCGATAGCACTATTCCATGTCCAGATTTCTTCAGGCCCGGCGATAGTATTTCCCTTTGCCGTAATGGAATGGCTAGTTCCAAATTCTGCCAGTCTGGCTACAGGACGTGAGATACTCTGAAGTGTTAGAGCTTCCATAATTCCCTGTCCAGCAGTCTTATCCACACTGAACACAGAATTAGCAACTCTGCGCATTGCATCATAGACTTGGACAGTTAGATTGACCGCCGGGATTGCATTAATTCCCTGAGTTGGATCTGGTATCCTTGGCTGCAATTCACCCCTAGTAGTAATAGCGGGAGGTAGATTACTTGGCAAACCGTAAATAATACTCTGCGCCAAACCATCAGGAAGATCCCGGAAAGTGCCAGTGATGGGATCCACGTTATCATCAGAGAAGTGGTTTCCAATAGCCTCACTTACCATATTAAATCCAGGAAGACTCTTTGCACCAAAAATAGTACTCTGCATTAGCATAGCTTTTGCAAGTGCTTTGAATTCTCCTTTTTCCAGATGGCGGAAAAGACTCTGTGCCATAGTGAGCATGTAAGTTTGGAATAATCCCATAGCCACGCCAAAGGTTCCTTGGAACATAGTAGGACGTTGCGCAGCAGAGTAATTACCAATTGTCCGCTCCATGAAATCCCGAGCAAAGATTAAAGCACCATTGTCGTTAATTCCGGGATAGGACTTCCTAGCCATGTACAGTCCTGTCATGAAAGCTTTTTCACGAACGAATTGTTCTGACCAATCAGTAGCCTTGCTGAGCATTTCCACAGTCCTACTACGGAGTAAATCTTCTGTAGCAGAAAGAACTCCAGGATCGACAGAGCGGGTGCGACGGAATAGTTCGTCAGCCTCAGAAACGACGCCTTTGAAAAGGTTAAGTTCCTTAGCTTTAGCCACAGCAGGATCAGCAGCGAGTCCTCTATATCTCCAACCGTCAAAGATAGTTTTAACTACACCAAGCTCAGGACGCCCAACCAAATCTGTCCCCATGAACTTGGCTGGAAGTTTAGAGGAAATCTCCGAAGTCATGAGAATCGGCAAAGAAATTGCATTAAC